AAGTCCACTTGAAAACAAAGACCCAACATTTGCAGCCGTGCCGAGTAAACTTGCGCCAGAACTTGCGGAACCTGATCCAAAGATATTCCCAAAGAATGAAATTAAACCATCCATTAAACGCTTGCCTCCATACCAACGCAGAGAACCGTCAATGGTAGTGGGTTCTCTTGAGTTATTTCTATTTGTCCAAAAGAATCCCAGCCCCTTAAGGCTTCTATTTTCTTTTCACCTGTAAATAAGGGAAGGTCTTGATCAAGAAGGTTTCCATCAAAACTATTAAGGGAGACGACAACGCCGTTAACAAAAACTTCGCTTGTTTCATAAAGTCTAAGAATGGCTGTATTTAGCCTTATCTTTTTCCCGATTCTCTCGCCGACAATCTCAGGATTTTCGTAAGGGAGAAGCTTAACTCGTAGTCTCCAGTCAAGCCCGACCTCACATTCAGTAACAGCTCGTGACGTGGTGATCTGACCGCCAGCTACAACAGCATCGTCCAAAATACGGAGGCCAGCCTTTACTTTGACCGTCTTACCTTCGAGATGACTTAATCCTGTTATCGTGCTTGTAGAAGCGCCTGAGTATTGAACCGCGCCGTCTGTATAGGAATCGAAATCAAATATTTCAATATAGCGATCTGCAACGCCATTGACCGTGCGCTCAACGCTTACGTAAACGTCCGCGTCATCTACCCCGATGTTTTTATAAAGTCCATCAGAGGGTGTCCAAAGGGCAAAACCTCTTATGTTTTCCTCTGTCATGATTGAGCCGCAAGCGATCGTCCCATCATCATTTACGCACATGATCCAATTCGTTTCGTGGTCATTGGTGCTGCGTCTCAAGACAAAATCTACGGGGGTTCTTATGAGGTGTGATGAATAAAGGCTAACGGACTTTGCGGTATATGCGTTTTCAACATCGCTAAAAACAAGTTGTGATATGCTTTGTCCGTTGCGTTGAACGAAAAGGGTAACGCCATTAGATACAAATGGTCTTAATCCTGGTTCGCTGCCTTGTTCTGTTTGTGCTATTACCCCTGGATTGTTTGGCGTGATAGCTAAGCCTCTTTGCTGGATAATCGCTGACTCTCCGCCAGTACTGAAAAACTGCAATGTCCGATGTGCCAATAGGTTTATAATTGGCTCTTCATTGTCCATATCTACATCAATTGCGTCAGAGTCTCGATTAGCCCCGCCATCAAAATTGAAGTAATCACCCAGCACACTAGCCCATGCTGTACGGGGTCTGGCCTTGCTTCCACCAATCCATAACCTTTGTTGATGAAAAGCCCCACTGCGTGGCCACCCGCGAGCATCAGACCAAGCATCTTCCCATCCCGTTTGCAAAGACCAGTTATTAGCGGCAATGGCTGAAGTGGTGTAGAAAGGTATTTCGACAATGGCATTAACAACGGTAGTCGATGTAAAGCTTACGATCCTTGCACGTCCGCCGTTTCCTTCAATGATTTGATCGACATGCCCAGCAAGGAAAACAGCCGCACTAGCCGTTAATGTGACATTTCCGGTTAATGCGCTAGGCGTTAACGTAGCGGCGGGATTTGTTGAAACGGGGGTAAAGTCATATAGGGGTATATTTTCAAAGGCGAGATCACCAATTGACCATAAGGTATCAGAACCTAACCTCAATAGTTTTTGAGTTTCGACTTCTTCATGAAACAAAATTATTGTATCGCCACCAGCCGTTCTATTGAGATCTGAAAGCATCTCGCTTGTGTAAGAGGTACACCTTACATCAGCTTGTAAAATCCTATCCTTATAAACGGCGATATTTTGATCAGTGAAAATCAACATATACTTTTGCTCGATATTGAATCGGTAATCAACATATCGAGCATCAGAAAGGTTTATTGTTTCTTGCCACACATTAAACTCACCGAGTGCGACTTGATTTGCGCCAAGGTCTGTCGCGCCAATTCTTGCAAAGCGAAAATATCGGTATGTAGAGTTTCTAACGCGCCGCCTCTCTGTTGATGCGACCGTGGTTAATGCAATAGCTGAACCAATGGAGACCCAGACAACGCCATCCACTGAACCTTGAATAAAAAATTGAGTTGCAGAGCCTACACCACCTGTTACTCTACCCCCCACCACGTCAACAAAGGCAACGGCTGTAGGTGCTCCTAAATCGTATTGAACTACCACATAAGGGTTGATAACGCCGATAGCGGTCACGGTTAAAAGTTCTGTAGTTGGATCATCATCATTTGCATTGGCTGTGGTGCCACCTTGAGGGGCGGTAATTGTAATTCCAGCACTTAGGATTCTTGTAACTTCTCTATGCTGCCTATCTATGTAAAGGGAGCCAGGACGGCGACAAAAACCGCCTTCAGGGAGAATGACCACATCGCGTGCTTTATCGAGTCCGCTATAGAAAAATTCAAGGTCATTACGAGCGGACATTTTCGGGTCGAGTTCCCCGATTGTCCATCTAGCTTGTCTTGAACGCACCATCAGGCGAACCTCGCGCCGAGCAATTCATTGATTCCGATTTGCTCAGGGGGTTGAATTTTTGAATCTAAGTCTTTTGCCATCCCGAACAATCCGCCTTTGCGATTGTCTTGTGCGCCTCCCCATGCCATTTGATCCCAATAGGTTGCAAGAGCGGCATTATCTGTTATGGCGGGTGCGATTACGGAGGCCATGTGAGCGACAGCGAAGGACACGAAATAGGGCGGCCAGTCCACGGGTTCTTTGATAATTTGGTAATCAATGATGATGGTTGTTTCGTCTGTATAGAGTTTGTTACCAAATATTTCAAAGTCGAAAATGGGCTGTGCCCCACTGTCAGAGGAATTATAAACAGCGCGGAGATTAAGTTTGTCGCTTGGCATTTGATAAGAATACGTCCACTCATTGAGCGGAGTTTCATCAAGAATTGCCAGTGTAGCTTTCGTTGAATTAAACCGCCAAGAAAACACGGTTTGTATAAGGGCGGATTCATCGTCCCAGAGCTGCCCGCAAATTTGGGAAGCTTCGGTATTGTTATCGTCATTAAAAGAAGAAACTGGCTTCTTACCAAGCTTTGTCAACGCCATAGAGCATATATTAAACTTAGAAGAAGCCATTTCTTTTTATCCTAGTTAGCTGTGACAACAACCGTGAAAGCAGCAGGAACGTTTCCTGTACTCGCACCAGCAGAACTAAGTTCAATAGCTTGACCCGCTATAACAGTTTTTAAAGCCGTTGGTGCGGCTTGACTGGAAACCGTACCTGCGGCAGAGGCAGCTTGAGTAAACGTTGCAATACCGCCCGTTACAGCAGTTCCGGCAATCTTTGCTGTTATTGGCTCGTCCGCTGCTCCTATGGCTCCGTAAAGAACACCTTTAATGCTTGTTATAGTTCCAGCGATTGGAGAAATAACCCAAGCAGAGGAGGCGACCGTAACGTCAGCCATATAGGCCGTGAGTTCAACGACATCATCAGATTGCGTAACATCTTCGGTCACTTCATAGATGATATAAAGCGGCTGGGCTGTAGTTGATTCGCCACCAGACGTAGCAGTGATAATGCTTCCAGCTACGACAGTTCTTGCACCTGTTGGGGATGATGTGAACGCTACACCAAGAGCAGAGTCAGTATAGTTCACGTTAAAGCCAGATCCCGTGATTGCTGTGCCGCCGATATCAAAGGTCATTGTTGAGTTAGCAAGCGTGATAGCACCACCCAGAACAACAGTAATTTTAGTAATCACACCAGCCACTCTCGATGTAACCGCCTGAGTTGAGGCAGTGGAAACGTCAGCCATGGTCGCTACAAGAAGCCTTTTATTTGCTGTTGCTTCGGCAGCTATAATCATACCGGAAACCTTAACAACAATAGATACATTGGTTTTTCCGTTGCGGGTTGTCGGTGTGCTTGCACTGTCCACAAATTCAACCTCGATGATGTCGTTGATCTCTAGCATTGACGCTATAGTGGAAAAGTAGTTATTTCCGATAACCGTTGCTAAGGGGTCAGCTGTCCGGTATGTGTATCTTTGGGGTGCTTTGCCGCGCTTGGATTGGTTACCAATGGAAGCAAAATTTAAACTATTAAAAGCCATCTTTTAAAACTCCTTTATTAAAATTAAATAACAACTGATTCGTCGATTGTGGATGCGTAGATTCCAAGTGCATCAATAGCCACTGAACCGGCGGAAAGTTTACCAGTGGTGAGCCATGATGTTTTTTCAGGGATATAGTTAATCTCTGTAGAAATATTCATGCCGATTCCAACGCCGATAGAGTCTTTGTGCCAGGCAAGGAGCGTTCTAATATTTCCAGCCAAAGTCAGTCCACCTTCATCACGATCTTCAATCATGTGGAATCTAAATCCGCACATCGTGTTGATGTTGCCGTCAACAAGAGCTTTCACTGTTTGAAAGTCGGCAGATGTGGCAGCGGTTGCACCTAAGAGTTGTTCCATGGCTGCGGCGGAAACTGCCCAATGACGGTCACCACTTCCAACGCCTTGTGCGTCCATTAACTTTTTCATACGACGAATCTTTGCAAGGTTAAAAGCATCAGAACCGCCATGGTTTGTTGTAATTGTAGAGGTTACACCCGCTGCTAGAGCGTCTAGCTGGATTTGATCCAAGCGACGTCCCATTGCACCGGAAACGACTTGGACAAGCTCTTTTCTTTCATCAAAGTTCACTTTTTGTTGATCGAAAATGTCCGTATATTCGGATGCAATCCAGTCACCAAGGGTCAATGTAACGTTGCTGTGTGAAACGTTCATTGGGGTAACGTCTGTTTGTGGTACGCGCGGTTGTGCTAAGCCTTTGCCCATTTTTGGAAAGCGCACGGTAGAACCCACAACGTTATTACGTGTGCGGCTTGTCCCACCGAGCTTTGCCATACCTTGGTAAGCTTGTTTAACCTCTGCTTCAAATTGTGTGATAAATGCTGTAGAAATTTGAGATGACATAATATGACTCCGTTAAAAGAATTAAAAACCAAATAAAAAGCAACTTCGCTTCTGATTGGCATTTCTTTTAACGGGTATTAGGCCGCACTAGAAATGGTTAGAAACTGCGGGATTACTTCCCCGTCGAAGCTTTGTCTTTCCAAAGTGTCACTAGGGGCAAAAGAAATATTGCCGCTATACCTTAAGGGTGCATCTTTTTGAAATAATCTTCAACAACTTTTCTACTGTGAGCACCTTTTGTTTCATCATAGTAATCGGGCGAGGCAATAAGGGCATCAATCTGCTCTCTTGTATGGCCTCCGTCCACCGAAACGCCGCCTAATGGAATGTCATTAATAAACCCTGCGGATTCTTTAATCTTCGTAAGAATCTTCAGGTCTTCGGCTGAAGCGGGCATTTTTAAAAGCCTTTCGGATTCCTCTTGAGTGAGGACGCCCGTTTGAACATATTGACGTGACCAGCTTCTAAAACCATCCGTTATCTGTTTGTGATTGGCACCCAGGCGTTTCATTTCTTCTTGACGCCACTGTTGGGTTTCGGCCTCGGATAATTCCTCATTGGGATCAAAGCTACCCGCTTTAAATTCCTTTTGAAAAGACTTCAACATTCCGTTGAACTGTTCTTGATTTAAATTGTTTTCGTGAGCTATCTTTTTAAAGACGGAAACTTGAGGGTTTGAATCATCAAGGGGGTTCTCTTCGTCGTCCCATTCAAGCTTGTAGCCGTCAACGTCTTTGGGCGCATTCTGATCTCCCTTGGAAAGCTTTTGTCTAAGTCCAAGAGCCTTTGCTTTTTCTGATTCATAAGCTTTAAAGAGATCTTCGCCTTTGTATGACTGTTTTTCAGCATCCCAAAAATCATCAGGCAGATTTTCAGGCTTTGCAGCAACGATGTTTGTATCAAGAGTTTCGGGGGTTGCTTCGTCTGTTTTGACTTCGGCTGTATCTGCTGCGGTAACTTCTAACAAAGATTCATTGCTCATAAAATCTCTAACCCTTTCTTAAGTCTAATGCACATTTGACGGATAATGGAATTTTGCCCTTCACGATAAAAACCCAGAGATGCTCCATTCTCAAAACCCATTTCTGGAACAAAGCTAGGGTTGTCTATCAAATCCGTTCTGTATTGTTCGAGTAGTTTTTTGCCATCCTCTGTAGAAAATACCCGGACATGAAGTTTATTAAATTCGTTCTGTGGCTCAGCCATTTTTTCTTGAAGTGCTTCTATGCTAGCCTTGACAACCTCTGGCTCATCAAATGGCGAGTGCTGCGTTTCCTGATCCATTATTATTTACCCCTTGTTGTTGCATAGCCGCCTCTTGTTGGGCTTGCTGTGCTTTTTGCATCATTTCTTTACGTTCCTTTTCGGTGCGCATTAGCTTTGCCGGAACGCCAAGTTTTTCGCCGATATATTCGCCCATGTCTTCAATCTTGTAGGCAAGCATTACTGATTCTTGTCCGCCTATAGCACCCAGCATTTCAGACGCTCTCGCTACGCTTTGAACATCTTCGTAGCCCTGCTCTTTCGCAATCGGCGAAAGCACATGAATCTTAACGTAAACATTGTTTATCCTTGCGAGTTCAGGCGGAACTTGAATAAGTCCTTTTTCGTCCAGAATAGAAATGATTGCCTGTAGCAATGGCTTTACGAACTCATAAACGAGGCGACCATAATATGATGCTGTATCAAGGGCGAATTCTTGAGTGCGTGTAATGAATTCTGTTGGGGAACGAACCGCACCACTAACGGGAGGTAATGGGTTATTAAGAAGCATCGATTTAATGTTGTCTTGCAACTCTTGAATCATGAATTGTTGTATGTTTAGGTTGCCAGCTTGCGGGAGGGCTGCAATTGATGGCCCATTCGTTCCAGCATTACGAGCAACGGGTATAAACATTCCAGGGCGTAAAACAAGGGTATTAGGGTTAATAACGTCTTTGTCAGCCACGGTGTACATCCCGTAAGCATTTAATTCACCTGACCGTATACCAAGCTCTTTTGCCTTGTTGAGCATGTTCAAGTCTGGCGTGGCTTTGATAAGTGCGCCACGTCCCCAATCCTCGCCCGCAATCTTGCCGAGCCGTGTACAAATCACACGCTGGACAGGGTATAAGCGGGAAACGATCCTCTCGCCTGAATTTTCAATAATCACATCGTAATAGTGTTTCCCTTTGTTCTTGTAAAACACTTCGATAAATTTAATTTCACTGGTTGGGTTCGCTTTTATATCAATTTTGACTTCGGCGGGAAGTTTAGCATCTTTCCAGGTTTTCTCTACGAGCATACCCATAATTTTTTGAGTACGGAAAATAGAACCAACGCTGCCATAAGCCCCTTCTTCAATAGAAATTTGCTCAATGGGCATTGAAACGAAGTTTAAGGGTTGGTCGTCCTCTTCGCCAGGAAGTACCATCATGCACGCTGTGCCAGCCGCTAGATCATAATAAAACTCACTCATACAGACATGGAAATTAGAGTCTCCGATTGTATCAAAGATAACCTCTGTTATCGTGTCTAACGCTTCGTTTACTTGCTTCTTAAGCTCTTTTCTAATGCCGCTACCAGCTTTGAGATCGACCCACTTTTTAAAGGGAGGGGTGAGGCTCGATTGCATGCGGTTAACGAATTTATCCGTTGCGATAATGCCTGTTGAATCGTAAAGGTCTTGAATCTTCTTTTGCCCTGGTGAGGCATCAATGAAATTATTACGCTCTGGCATTGCGTATTTAAAAGCGGACTGGTAAAGGTTTTTAAAACCTTCTTTTTGCTTTAGAGAGTGTTTATATCTGGCAAGTAAAGCCTTCGGCTCAATCTGTGTCATCCTAGAGTTTTTCTCAATACGCCGTTAGTTCCTGTCTCGTCTCCCGTAAGAAGGGCACGACGACCTTTTTTTCTGGAACCGCTGCGGATTCTGTCGCTTTCCTCTTTCTGTAACTGCTCTTTTTCCTTAAGTGCTCTGGCGTTTTGTGCATCCAGTGCGCTTTGCTGCCTTTGCATATCCGATCTTTGGGAATCTTGGGCTTGTCTCATTTGACGGCTTTGATTATCAGCCATTTTCTTGCTTGCGAAAATGGAAGCCGCCCCAACCACAAGGGGGACAAATATAGCCGCACCGCCCATTTCATCTTTAATAAATTCAAAAAGTTTGGGAAGTATATTCATGAGGCACCTATAGAATAGAGACACTTTATATAATTATATGAAAATTATAGGCAATATTATTTAATAATTGAAAGAGTTTTTTTAGTTAAAATTATGTTAACTATTTAATATATTGTTAACTAGAATACGTTCCAGTCCATTTTTGCCTGTGTAGGAGCGGAGTTTTTCATCATGAGAGAAGGTGGAAGGACTTTTTGAGCAAATGTTAAAGAGAGGGCATCGGCAACGTCTGGAGAACCTTGGCGAGCCTTCATGTCTTTTTTTGCCTCAAGCTTCAGCTTATCAGTTTTGGAATCGTAAAATGATTGAATACCTATTAGGTCTTGTGCAAGGTCTGGATCATTGGGAATGTCGGCACCTTCAGATAACCACTCCCTCATATTAAACCACATTTCCACGCGCTTATTGTGAAGCAACACATTATCCGATGCGTGCGATCCCATGATGGGAATAACCTTGATATTGAGCAATCGACAGTGATCGAGCGGACTTGCACCAACCGCTATCGCATCCATGAAAATTGTAGCCCCTGGATATTGTGAAATAACATCCGAAATCTTGTGTGTAAGCTGCACACCGTTTAGTCCAAGGTATTTCCTTATCTCGTGAATCTTTCTACCCTGCCGTACCAGGATAACGCTCTTGTCGTCATTCTCGCGGGCAACGTCAACGCCGATAATAACGGGCATATTAAAATAATTTGAAGCTTCGTAAGCAATGGCAGCGTCAACAATAGAGGAAGGGATAAATTGGGTTGCGGACTTTTCTGGAAACTCTCCCCTTACCCGGACAAGGAAAAAGTCTGAATCCTCGCCGTGGTCTTCTTTCCAGGCGTTGATTTGTTGGATGTTGGCCATTTTGGCGGTGCGTGAATCAACTTTAAAAGTAATCCAGCGGTG